AACTTTCCAAAGATGAACTCCTCTATTGCCCCATTCAGATAACAACAGATTTAAACTTCTTCTAGCTGATTTAATATCATAGCCTGTTCTGACTTGTCTACCAATCCTCTCGAAAGATTCTTCGATAATCTCGTCAATATCTAAATTAAAATCTGTTGTACCTGATGTAGCCATTATTTTTTCTTCATCATCATTCCGCCGCCACGCTTCTTCATGACTTGCTTCTTCTTGGCCATCATTCCGCCGCCAGCTTTTTTCTTAACTTGCTTCTTCTTGGCCATTCCTCCGCCTCTTTTTTTGATTACTTGCTTTTTTTTCATCATGACAATTACCTCTTCTTATTAAGTTTTTCATACGTACGTTGCCTTTCAGCTACCACTTCTTCATAGTAGTCTTTAGGCCATTTCTCATAATAGCCTATCTTATGTAGTTTGCAACTTGCATCATAGAGTTGTTTAAACTTTTGTATAAGCATCATGGAATATTCTAAATCTGAATGTTCTACAGGTTCCTCTGTGGGATCGCATAAAAACTCTTGTTCATTAGGGTCAGCAGGAGTTTCGGGGTGAAATCCCATAAAATATACATCTTTTCTGTTGTAGGTTTTATTGTAGAAATCTATCTTGTCTTGAAACTGTTCGGGAGAGTATTGTTCAAAAAAAGGGTCACAATAGATAATTATATCGTGTTGTTTTTTATTCCAAGATTTAATAACTGAAGTTAATTGTTTTTCGTATTTAGATTTGTCCATGCGAACTTCTATTCGTAGTTTATTATCTCTTCTCCATTTAGCGGCAAATGGACAGGCAGGGAAACCTATGTGTTTGTTAACTGGTTCTAAGACAGTCTTAGACCAATTAACTACATCAAGTTTTATTTTTTCTGCTTGTTTTTTTCTTGACAAATGTTCTTGCTCTTGAGGGTGTAGGCCCTGTATTTGATTTAGCTTGTTTTCTTCTAACGGCTCCTGCTTTTTGTCCTTTAGACATGGCCCTTGCTTTTGCTATTGGGACGCACTTGGGGTAGTTTTTTCTTTTTTCTCCGCCACTTCTACCACATTTAGGATAAGAACCATCAGATTTTTTATTGGCTATATCTACCCAATTTTCTTTTACCCAAGATCTAAGTCCTTTTTTTGCCATGTTGTTTCCTTATACTATTTTTACCGCTTTTGAATATAGAAGCCACTTTATTTTTACCCATAACTTTAGCTCTTTGTTCTCCTACAGTGAGGATTTGAATTTTGCGTGCGTAACTTTTGTTGACTTTTTTAACTTTCGAAACAGTTTTGCGTGCATCCGTTGGAGTAGCAAACTTAATACCGACAGTATCTTTTGGATTCTCATCTGTATAAAGTCTTCTACCAGACCCTTTTGGTTTTTTACCTGTTCCTACTTTGGGGTCTTTTGTTTTCATTACAGACGTTTAGTTACTTTTCTTCTGTTCTCCATGACGCCACCACAACCTTTTGCGATACCACCTTGCTTAAAACTAGAAACTTTTTTTCTTTCTTGTGATACTTGATTTATCATACCACCATCAGCTTTTTTATTTTTTTTACCACCTGGAGTAACTTTTCCAGAACATACTGCGCCTGCATACATATTAGCATAAGCGCTAGGGTAGACTTTAAATTTCCGCTTTGCGGCGGCTTTTCCTTTTGCGCATAGTTTTGCCATTTTTCTTTTTACTCCTCACTCCCGGTTTCGTTATTTGTTGTCTCATCTGAGCTCGGCTGATCGTCATGCACGCACCTCGGACACTCGCACATACATGGCGTTCCTAAACTGCAGTGACAAGAACATCCACATATCTGACATTGTTTCATTAATGAATTGTACCAATTTCAAAATCAGGTTCAAATACAATATCTGACTCCTCTTCCATTAAAATTCTTTGTAGTTCTTTATCAAGAACTCTTCCATCCACGACATCTTATCGTTTACAGATTGAATCTGTGTTTTAATCACTGCTATATCTTGTTGCATTTCTGCAACACTATCGGCTTTCTTTTCAACTGCATTTAAACGTTCTGACCACATACCCCATGTCATAGCTAATGTGGCTAATAATACCAAATATGGTAGAACTGATTTAACGTCTATCTTAAACGACATATACAATCCGCATCTGTTTTACAATCACACATTATTTACTCCTCATTTTGATTTAGCTGACATTCCACTTAAAGGGTTATTTAAAGCCTTATCTATCTTCAAGTCAAGACTTTCTTCTAGTAATTTCATTTCATTAAGAAGCTCTCTATTATCTTCTTTTTGCCTATCTTCCACGTCATTTACAATTTCAGTAATGTGTCGAATATCTCCAGATTGTTGGCGTAAATCAGCTTTCATATCTGAACGCATATCCCGTGCTACGTCACTGATTATAGTTATTTCTTGTAATATCATATCTATCTCTGACTTTAACACAGCCATACCCTCATCATACTGAGAGAGGTCCGGCTCGGTATACAGAGTTATCTTCTCACGCATATCAAGGTAATCCTGATAAAAAGTAAAACCCGTCCATGCAGCACCACCTAGTGCACCTAATAAGGTAAAGATAGCAAAGACCTTCCCCCCGGTAATCTTCATCCCGCTATACTCAATACTGGGCATCTATCATCTCCTGAATTGCATTATCTTGTGCCATGTTAAATAACATACCATACTGATCTTCTATTGTCTTGTTCAAATACTCAGTCACATTTGTATCTTGAAGATATGATTGACTATCAAAAAATGTTTTTGTATTGCCTAATATCTGCATAACAATTAAAGTTTTTGTTTGTGCAGCATCATCATATCTTGCTTTATCATCTATTTTTTTTACTATTTTGGTAGCAGCTTTTTCTTTCTTTGATACTTTAGGCTCCGATGCTTTCTCTTCTTCTACCTTTTCTTCTGGATCTTCTTCTTTTTGTGGTGTTTGCGTTTCTTCTGGTTCTGGTTCCTGTGATTCTTCTTGAGATTCTTCTATAGGTTCTTCCTCTGGTTCTGCTTCTACAACTACAATTTCTTCCATTTCCATCTCAATCTCTATTTCAACTTCTGTTTCTACCTCAACAATCTCAACTTCAGGTTCAGGCAAATTAATCTCTATCTCAGCTATTTCTATTTCAACACTTGCAACAGTAATTTCTTCTACTTCAGGTTCAATTGGAGCAAAAGATATTTCTCCATCATCAACACTGACATCATTATATTCGAAAACTTCTTCTACAAAATCTAGTTCAACAGTATCAAAAAGATTGAGGTAATATATTTCTTCGATTGTAGTTATCTGTTCAGTGATAATTGTATTGATTACATTGTAAAAGACATCAACTGTAACGTCATCAAACAAAGGACCGATGGCAAGGTTAATATCTCTACCCCCTACCTCAACAGTAATTTTATTTAAAACGCCAGCGAAATCGAAAGTCCCATTGTACGATTGATAACCTGAAGCCACTCCAGACTCAGACAAGACATCAGTTCCACTAAAGACTTGGCTTGATCCGTTAAGACCTGTGATGTGCATGTATATTCTATCTTGAGCATCTTGTTTATCAACTTCGATTGTATATCTTACTTCTCCACCCTTTTGTATATTTAAATCAGATATGTCAATTGTATTTATAAATGTTGTGCCCATACCTGAAACACCCATTGTTGATGTTGAATTACCACTACCTGTAATCTGGGCACACTTATCTGAACCTAAACCATAACAAGAATTACCTGAAGGCATGTTGGCACCTCCTTGACCACCCCAGTCAATATCCATATCACCTTCTTTTGATGTAACTACATATCCTGCATCTCCATCTAGAATATCTCCTGAGTTTGGGTTTGTGATAGTTTTAGTTGTAGTTGTGACAGTGGTTGTTGTCGTTGTAACAATCTCTGTTCCTAAATCCTCTTCTGTTATGACAGTTTCAGACTCTTCTGTGATAGTAACACCAGGAGTGCAAAGTCCTGCTGTATCGGGTACACAATCAGCTTTAGAGTAAGAGTAACATAGAGAGAGCAATAAGACCAAAATTCTTAATAGCATTAATATCTCCTTTTGGTTGTTCTTCTACTTTAACTTGTGCAACATATTCAGTTTTGTATCTACTGCCGTCTGGAATCTCTGATGGATTGTCACTCCAATATTGAGCTGCCTCCGCACCGATAAAACCTCGTACAGGGCAAGGAGTCCCGGCATCGGTCATTGAATCCCAGACACGTGGATCTTGACAAAGGATAGATACGGCCGACACTTTCATGCCAAAAGCGAATTGGGTCTTAGATAATTTTAAAAGCTGACACAGCTCGTCGTCGATTAAAACGCCTGTAGCTAGACCTAACACATTATTTTGTACACTTCCGCCAACACCAACCTTACATATATCTGAATTTGAGTTTGGAATTACAGGTGCATTTGCTGTTGGTGGTGTGTTGTTTACTACCGTACTTGAAACGGTATTGGTCTCAGCATATGAATTTTTTTGAGATGATGTTAATCCTATGCAGAGCACAGTTAGGTATACAAAAAATAAAAATTTAAAATCTCTCACTATCTAACATCTCCAACGTTTACGAGCCTGTCTTAACCTTGAGTTTGGATCTTTTGCTGCTTTAGGAAACTTTTTCATTTGTCCTGCGCTTCTAGCACAAAACGATTTTCTTCTTTTAGCAGCTTTACTACCTGGTTTAACTTTGCCTGTGACTGCTGTTTTTAATTTTGAACCAGGATTCTCTGCTCTGTAACGAGCGACCCCTGCTTTCGTCATACCTGCCCCACTCTTCGTGGAACGAAAGTATTTTTTAGTTTTAGGTGGTTGCTTATCTGCTTTTCTCACACCATACCACCCATAGACATTTTTTTTCTTTTAGGTGCAAATGTTGCTGCTCTTGAAGGTGTTGGTCCTGTGTTTGATTTAGCTTGTTTTCTTCTAACGGCTCCTGCTTTTTGTCCTTTAGACATGGCCCTTGCTTTTGCTATGGGGACACACTTAGGATAGTTTTTTCTTTTTTCTCCACCGCTTCTACCACATTTAGGATAAGAACCATCAGATTTTTTATTGGCTATATCTA